ATGTCCAGAGTGTGATGCACACTGGGTAGATGGTCAATTATACTGGTCAAATGGGAAGGAGGGTTGCCCTCACGACCTTGCTGGGTTAGTATGTAATCAAATGTTCAAATACAAAAGTGGAGTGGTCAAATGTATCAATCCATGTGTAGGCTCTGATAGTGGTCAAACTTGGCGACATCAGACTGAACTAAATAATGAAGACAACCCTTAAAATTATGTTTCAAAAAATTGTAAATGGAATCGCTATTGCTAGTGGTGTTGTATCTCTCGCCGTCGTGGGTACTGCTGGTTATGTATATGTACGGAAGGATGCAATCATCGAGAATGTTAAAGGCAAAGTAATGGAGTCAGTACTGCCTAACATTGGTGGTGGAATTGGTGCTATGATACCTGAGTTTACAGGCCCTGCTGTCCCACTACAAGATGCACCAGCAGACCCTGTTCCTTCAATCATCGGTATTCCTAACTTATAAAAGTGGAACCTATAAAACCAATTGGTATCCCTAATGTTGCAATCCCTCAAGTTAAACAGAGTGATTGGATATATGGGATACCTTTTGTTCCTAATAATGACCCACCAATTACTCTACAAATAGGTTTTCCCATTGTAGATATGCCTGGTTGTGTAACCATGCATAAAGATAATAAAGATCATGTAACCAAGTTGCCTTTTGATAAGGACTTAGTAAATCAAGACCCAAAAGGTTCAACAGTATTATGTCCTCATGGTGAATATCCAACGTATGATGCGATGGATTATCAACCAGAAAGTTTAATAGTTACAAAAGAAACTCCAGCACCACCTGTTGCACCTCCACCAGAAGTCGAGGCTCCACCAGTTCCCGACACAGGTAATATTCCCACAGATAAAGAAATAGAATGCCCTGCACCTAATCAACCTAGAGTGGGTGACTTAACTCAGAATGGAGAGGAGAGAGTTATAGGACATGAAATACAGAATGGACAATGTGTAGTTTTATATGAAGATACCACCGCAGCTGAAAAGTACTTACCTTCTACAAATCAAGTAAGTACAACTGCTGCAATCGCCGTTGTGGCCACTGCCTCTGCAGCTGCAACACCTTTATTACTAAGAGTTATCAAACCAGTAATTAAAAAACTAACTACTACTCTACAAAAGAAGTTAGGAAAAGGAAAGAAGAAAAAAGAACAAACATCAAATCAAATTCTAAAGAAATATGGAATGAAGAAATTGGTGTTGAAGAAAAATGAAAAAGAAGAAAAAGAAATGTAAGAAATGGAAGTGCCCAAATTATAAAGGAAAGAAATGTAACTGTGGAAAAATATTAAAAATGACCAATTGACATATCATTTAAACCATCTACCTCTGATGGAGTTTCGATTATCTCAGGAGCAAATTGTTTTTTCTCCTCTTCATCCCACTCCTCATGTAGTTTTTTTATTTGAGCATCTACACTTGACATTTCATTTTTGATTTTGGTATTAGTCCAAACTTTTTTTAAATATTCTATTAATCCTAGTGCTAGAAAAGAGATTGGAAACTTTTGTTTCTTTGCCCATCTCTTTGCTTTTTCATGCCAAGGATCTACACCTTGACCAAATTGTTTTTCAAATTCTATCTTCATTGATTTCCTATTGATATTGTTTTTAAATCACTTGCATTACCAGTTGGTTGTGGTGGTAAAGGATTAGGTGTGATTGAATGACTGTGATCTGGTAGTGTGCCTGGCGGATTTACTAAGACGACATCGGCACATACGGCAAAGTATGGTGAGTTTCTATGAAACATGATGCCTGCTTTCATCAATTCGCCACAATTTTTAAGTCTTGCAATCTCAAAGTCTAATCTTTTATTTGCAGTATTTTGCACCATGTAATTGATGTTTGCTTGTGCAGCATCCTTACATTGTTGTTGTAGTTCCTTATCTAAAGGTTTTGACCAAGTTGCAGAGATACCTAATGATAATGTGCTACTATCTTTCTGTCCTGTTCTGACTGGTTTGTAATATAATATCTGGCCAGGATTGTCTGGTACATCATCATTATTTGCGTCTACATTGTTGTACACAGGATCCATCCAATAATCCTCATAAGGACGTTTGATTGCAATATTTCCTGTAAGAAACGGTGTCACGTTCATGGTCGGGCCTTGACACTGTATCCCATTTCCATAAGTATTAGTTATATACGGCCCCTGTAAAACCTGTATAGCTTGATTCGTAACCGAGCCAGAGGAATTTGCCACAGGATTAGCCGTTGCTGACACACCACCAATGTCACTCGCAAACGTAGGTGATGCAGATCCTAACAAACAGATTGAAATCAGTTTGAGAAGGTACTTGTTGTATTTGTTACGCTTTGTATAGTTGTTGTTCTCTGTATTATTGTATGATTTGAAAGGCCTGGCCCAGAATAACTTTCTGTGAATTGAAAGGCCTCGCCTGGTGTTGTGATTGTAAAGTTTGGTTTGTTGTTTAGATCCAAGTTCGTCCATGTTGAAGTCACTCCATTTAATGTATTACTATTTCCTGTTGTTGAAGGTGCGGAAATAGTGGCGCCATCATGCTCTATATTTGTTCCTGTTATGACGTACTGATAGCCCGTATCGTAGTTCATACTATTTATGGTCTCACTCACGGTGCTCGTTGTTTCCGTATTTGAGGTCATCGAGCCTTGAGTAAAATTAGGCACCACAGGAACAGACATCGCAGTCTGGACATTCGCAAGGGCAGACACAACCACAACCATCGCAAGTTTCTTCTTTACGTTGGTGCATCTTAAGATATTGTTGTGCTGCCAAGTTATCAAGGAAGTCATTTATCATCAGTCGATGGTAAGCTCGTTGACAAATTGTCCAGTGGCCACGGTACCACTTCCACCCGCTGTTAGAGTCATAGCTCCAGAAGTTAAGATTGTACCAGCTAGATCACCTGCTGAACCTGAACCAGTTGATGTAATATCACTGTAGTTTGCTACAGCACCTGTTGTGGGAGCATTTGAGGATATCGCATCACCTTGAGTGAATGACTGGCTAAAGCTAAATGCTGAGCCTGCTGTTTTCTGAGTTGCTTCGATTGAAGGAATCGCACCAACACCTGATGATACTGTTAATGAACCGATACCATCTGTTACAGCACTACCACCTGATGGTGTGTATGTTGTATCAACACCTGAACCTGATACAGAGTATGTTGTACCGATTCTCTCAACTTGAGTTGCTGCTGCAGCTACACTTAACTGTACACTGGAACTCAATTTATTTGTTATAGTCGCCATTGCAGGTGAACTAAAACCTGCAAGCAATAATAAGGGTATAAACTTTTTCATTTTCTATTGACAATATGTCTGGCTTTATTTAGTACTATTTTAAATTAAGTATAGGTATTGTATCCTATGATACTTGACATATATGTAAAGTTCTGTTACTATAAATAACCGAAGGGTGTTGTTCTCAACACATTACTTGCTCCCGCTAACCAAGACCTATGGGAGGATAAATTACGTCTTCATATCCTGTAGTGAGGGATTACAGGAAATAAGTTTCGCATCTACCCTTGATGCCCTACTTACAAACGTCCTAATAATGGCAACTCTTTCAAGACAGCGCAGTACTGGTCTCCTAAAAGGATGGCCCGAGTTCTGCGAGTGGGTTACATCAACCGAAAACAGAATTTACGTTGGATGGTTCGGTGTACTCATGATTCCATGTTTGCTCGCCGCAGCAGCATGTTTTATCGTAGCATTTATTGCTGCACCTCCAGTCGATATCGACGGTATTCGTGAACCAGTCGCTGGTTCTTTCATGTATGGTAACAACATCATCTCAGGAGCAGTCGTTCCATCATCCAATGCAATTGGACTCCACTTCTACCCAATCTGGGAAGCAGCAACAGTCGATGAGTGGCTCTACAATGGAGGCCCTTATCAACTCGTCATCTTCCATTTCCTTATCGGTATCTCAGCTTACATGGGACGCCAATGGGAACTTAGTTACAGACTAGGTATGAGACCTTGGATATGCGTTGCATATTCAGCACCTGTATCTGCAGCATTTGCTGTATTCTTAGTATATCCATTCGGTCAGGGATCTTTCTCAGACGGAATGCCACTAGGTATCTCAGGTACGTTCAACTTTATGTTCGTGTTCCAAGCAGAACACAACATTCTAATGCACCCCTTCCATATGGCTGGTGTTGCTGGAATGTTCGGTGGTAGTCTCTTCAGTGCAATGCACGGTTCTTTAGTTACATCATCTCTAATCAGAGAAACTACAGAAACAGAGAGTCAAAACTACGGCTATAAGTTTGGACAAGAAGAAGAAACATACAACATTGTAGCTGCACACGGTTACTTTGGTCGTCTTATCTTCCAGTATGCTTCTTTCAACAACTCAAGATCACTTCACTTCTTCTTAGCAGTATTTCCTGTTGTATGTGTATGGTTAACCTCTATGGGTATCTGTACAATGGCATTCAACCTTAACGGTTTCAATTTCAACCAGTCTGTAGTAGACGCTAATGGTAAGATTGTTCCTACATGGGGAGATGTTCTCAACAGAGCTAACTTAGGAATGGAAGTAATGCACGAGCGTAACGCTCATAACTTCCCACTTGATCTAGCAAGTGCAGAGTCAACAACAGTTGCTCTAACTGCTCCTTCAATTGGTTAATAAATACGATTGAGACCTTTCGTGCGTCTCTACAATCGGAACTACTCAAGGCCTCTTTACAGAGGTCTTTTTTTATGTCATAATAAATAATTAAGGAAATATTAAGAAAATGACATTAGAGTACTACAAAAAACAATTAAAGGAGACAGCAGAAAAACTGTCACAAAAAGGAAAAGGTATTCTTGCTGTTGATGAATCTACAAAAACAATTGGTAAAAGATTATCTGATATCAACGTAGAGAACACAGAAGAGAATCGTCAAGCTTATCGTGGAATGTTATTCACCACACCAGAATTGGGAAACTATATTAGTGGTGCAATTTTATACGAAGAAACTCTTTATCAAAATCATGTTGATGGAGATAGTATGGTTGATAAACTTGCAAAACAAGGAATCATTCCAGGCATCAAGGTAGATCAAGGATTGAAACCATTGTCTGGCGCCCTAGAACACGAGACATATTGTTCTGGATTGGATGGATTAGTTGAAAGAGCATCTGATTATTATGTTCAAGGTGCAAGGTTTGCCAAATGGAGAGCAGTTCTACAGATTACATCTGATGGCCCATCTGATCTTGCAATAAAAGAAAACGCATGGGGTCTTGCACGTTATGCCCGTTCTGTACAAGAAGCTGGATTAGTTCCTATCATTGAACCAGAAATACTCATGGACGGAAATCATAGTATTGAGACTACATCAAAGATTCAAGAACGTGTTATTACAGAAGTTTATAATGCATGTAAATTGAATGGTGTATATTTGGAGGGAACTCTTTTAAAACCATCTATGACAGTATCTGGAAGTAATGTACCAGAGGATGATGCAAAGAAAGTTGCACAGATGACAGTCTCAACTTTACTTAGATGTGTTCCAACCACTGTGCCTGGCATTGTATTCTTATCAGGTGGATTAAGTGAAGACCAAGCATCAACTTATTTGAATGAGATGCAATTCATGGGATTAACAGAAGTGCCTTGGAATTTATCATTCTCATTTGGTCGTGCATTACAACACTCATGTCTAAGAGCATGGGGTGGTGTTGATGATAAGGCTGGACATGCTGCATTAATTGAACGTGCAAAAGCAAACTCTGATGCATCTAAAGGACTCTATGTATCAAGTGGATCTGATGAGTCATTATTCGTATCTGATTACAAATATTGACAACCACATAAGTTTGTGATACTTTGAGAGGACATAAATCCTCTCATTTTTTTTATGAAAATTTTTCTAGACACAGCAGATGTTGATTTAATAGGACAGTATTATGGTACTGGATTGATTGATGGTGTCACAACAAATCCAACTCTTATAAAGAAGAGTGGTCAAGACCCAGAGGAAGTCTATAGACAGATTGCACTTCTTGGTATTGATGATATCAGCATGGAAATCGTGACAGATGATTCATATGAGTTTCTCAAAGAGGGTCGTAGACTCAAAGAGAAATTTGGTGAAATCACAACAATCAAAGTTCCTTGCACACCAGAAGGCCTGAAGGGTTGTAAACTCCTCTCAAAGGAAGGAATCAGAGTAAACGTGACATTGATCTTTAGTGCTGCCCAAGCGGTCTTGGCGTCGAAGGCAGGCGCTGCCTACGTCTCGCCTTTCGTGGGTAGGGTTGACGATAACTCATTCAATGGATTATATTTAATCAAAGAGATTGCAGACATCTATGAAAAACAGTCGAGACTATATAATTTTGTTGATACTGAAATTCTATCTGCATCTATTAGAGATGTTGGAAGTGTCAGTAAATCTTTTGAGAATGGTGCAGGCATTGTTACCATGCCACCATCAGTGTTTGAAAAGATGTACAATCATGTTCTAACAGATAAAGGTTTAGATCTTTTCCAAAAAGATTGGGATGCAGTAAACGTACTTAAAATTTAAATGGAAAAAATTCATGAAGCCGTCCTATATTCAAAAGATAATTGTCAATGGTGTGACAGAGTAAAACAATTAATGAACGCATGTAAATTTCCTTTCGTTGAATACAAATACGAAAAGGATTTTACAAAACAAGAGTTTTACGCTGAGTTTGGTGAGGGTGCAACTTTCCCTCAAGTTCAGATTGACAATAAACACATAGGTGGATGTAAGGATACTTTACATTATTTACAGGAACAAGGGATTATTTAATGGAAGACATTTACACAATCGTAGATAAAGCAATTGACGTTGCATTTGAAGAACAAAAGTTTCATTTGAAGTTCTATGATTTTATGAAGTCCTGTAAAACAACAGGAGTCGGAGCAAAAGAATTTATTGGAAGTTCAACCGCAAAAGAATTGACTGACTTTATTGATGACTTGAGTGAGTACATCAAGGGCGGGAAAGATGGTGAACATCAAATTCTAAGAGAAGCTTATGGTCATCTTGGAAAACCAAATGCAAGAAAGATTAGAGATTACTTTAATCTAATATTGGAAGACGCTAAAAAATATGAAAAGGAAAGAAGAAGAGGGAGACGTAAAACTAAAACTAAATAAATGAAGTATAAGAGGTAACGTGTTAACACTCGCTCTAACTCTAGGCACTTTAATATCAGTGCTTTTTCTCTGTGTTGGTGGTATAATAGGATGGTTATACAAACAACATCAACAAAGAACAGACATCTCCGAAATGCATCCTGAGATGTATGATCTAAAAGGAAACGTCATCCCAGATGAAATTATTGCTTTTAGATTTGAAAATGTAAACTTTGATAGTGAAATTGACGACGAATTATGACTATTACACATCCCACATTGGGAGAAGCTAGATTACCAAGAAATCCTCTTTTGAGTGAAGTATTGGCATTAGTATCAAAACAAAAAACAAAGGCGAAGAAGATTAAAATTCTTAAAGAGAATGAATCTTTACATCTTAAATCTGTTTTGATTTGGAATTTTGATGAGTCTGTGAAGTCCATGCTTCCAGATGGTGATGTTCCTTTCAATAAGAATGAAGCGCCTGCTGGAACCGAACATTTGCATCTTGCTTATGAATGGAAAAAGTTGTATAATTTTGTGAGAGGTGGGAATGATTCACTTCGACCTATGAAAAGAGAACAACTTTTTATGCAACTTCTAGAAGGTCTTCATCCAGATGAAGCAGAAATTATTTGCTTGGTGAAAGACAAAAATTTAAATAAAAAATATAAGTTGACTCGTGCCGTAGTTGAAGAGGCATTCCCCGATATACAATGGGGTAATCGAAGTTAGTATGACAAAAACAAAAACCAGAGACGAGGTGATGGCGGAAGCTTACTGGACACCAAAAGAAAAAGAAGACTTGGGTAGCAAGTATTCAACAACTTTAGTCAAAGAGAATTGTAATCAGGAGGAGATGAAAGATAAGTCTCTGCCTTCTGATGCATACATCGTGACTTATAAAATTGGTGATGCAGTTCGTAATGATCTTGTTAGATCTCATAGTAAGGTCAACATATTCGATATGTATTACGATAAATTTGGAGCGGGTTCTATCGTAAATATTGAATATGGGCCTGGAACTGTAAGTCCAAAACTATGGGGTTTGCCAACACCTAATAAACCTAAGAAAAGAGTAAGGAGGAATTCATGAGTGGAGATGTAGGATTACATGAGGAGCCCATTCTTTTTTATAGTCAAGAAATGACTATGGCAAAGTTGATTGTTTTAAAACATAAAGGGGTGAAATATAGTCTTTATAGTAAAGCCATGAAAAAAATACAGGAGAGTGATGGAAGACAATCTTAGAGATCAAATTAATGACATTATTGAAGGGGAGATTCAACTTGGAATCAACGAATTTTTGGAAGAGAAACAAAGAAAAGAAAGTGATCAAGGATTGGGTTTTGTCACTTCAGAAGAAGCAAAGAAACTCAAAGTCAAAGTCTTCAAAGACGAAGTTGACAAAATCATGAAACAATATAAGAAGATAAAGAAGAAAGAAAAATCAAATATATCTCAAGTTAAAAAATTAGGACTAGTCGATAAACATGGGAGGCCACTCTAATGAATAGAGATAAGTTAAAGGTTATGATTAAGGACTTGAAAAATGTTGTAAATGCGTTAGAATGTGAGATATACTCCGATGAGGAGGCATATAAATTAAATTTAGACTATGATGAAATAGTCAATCACATTACGGATTATGATGAGGTCTTTGAGGATGATGACGGATAACAGTGAAGATCCACGTTACTCAGAAGAAAAGTTGTATTTAAGAGCTTCTTGTTTTAGAGCTCTTGTACATCATTTAGAAGAACATTCAAGAAATGTATTTGAGTTTGCCACCATATGGTGTGAGAAACATGATACTATAAATGGTATCGAACAGGGATTTCAAGATTATCTAAGATCCTATGCAGAAAAAGCTTATGGAAAAAGTTAAATTAGTATCAGTTACACCTGATGCAGAGAAAACCATGGCGTATATCGCCAGAGTATCTAATCCAAATAATCAAGATAATGATAAGTTTGCTGGATTGTTGAAGTATTGTATTCAACATCAGCATTGGTCTGTCTTTGAGCAGTCATCCATGACTCTTGAGATTGAAACTACAAGGGCTATAGCAGCACAGATATTAAGACATAGATCATTTACCTTTCAAGAATTTTCTCAAAGGTATGCACAGAGTAATGAACTAGGGCAGATAGAACTACCAGATCTAAGAAGACAAGATGCAAAAAATCGTCAGAACTCTACTGATGATCTTGATCCATTTGTAAAACAAAAGTTAGAAGCACAGATGATAACTTTGTTTAGTTCTGCTCAAGCACTGTATAATCAGATGATTGATGAGGGTGTTGCAAAGGAATGTGCTAGAATGGTGCTGCCACTATGCACACCTACAAAGATATACATGACAGGTTCTTGCCGTTCTTGGATACATTATATTAATCTAAGATCTGCACATGGTACACAAAAAGAACACATGAAAATTGCAGAGGAATGTCGTTCAGTATTCACTAAACAGTTCCCTGTTGTATCTGAAGCTCTTGAGTGGATCTAAATAATATTACAAAACGTAAAACTTATGCCAACATACCCTGTTATTAACAAAGAAACTGGTGAGAAAAAAGAATTATCCATGAGCATGATTAAGTATGACGAGTGGAGAAAAGAAAATCCTAACTGGGATAAAGATTGGAATGCTGGAGTTGCTGGCCTCGGAGAGGTTGGTGAATGGAAGGACAAACTAATCACAAAAAATCCTGGCTGGAACGATGTCTTACATAAAGCATCTAAGTCTCCTGGCTCTAGAGTTGAGAAGATTAACAAGTAATGGCAAGAAAAAAAGATTCTCCTATTGGCGTAGGAATGACCGCTAAACAGATGAAGAGAAAAAGACCTATTAATGCCGATCTTTTAAACAAGATTGGGCCTATTACAGACAATCAAAAAGTCCTCTTTGACAACTACAAAGAGGGTAAGAATATTTTTGCCTACGGTGCTGCTGGAACAGGTAAAACTTTTGCTGCGTTGTATCTTGCATTGAAAGATGTTCTTGATCAAAACACACCTTACAATCAACTTTATATTGTAAGATCTCTTGTCTCAACAAGAGAGATTGGTTTCTTACCTGGCGACCATGAGGACAAGTCCTTCTTATATCAGATACCATATAAAAATATGGTGAAGTATATGTTTCAAATGCCTACTGATGCAGACTTTGAAATGTTGTATGGTAATTTAAAACAGCAAGATACTATTAAGTTCTGGAGCACATCATTTATTCGTGGTACAACCATTGACCAAGCAATTGTGTTAGTGGATGAGTCACAAAACTTGAATTTTCATGAATTAGATAGTATAATAACAAGAGTAGGAGAGGATGCTAAAATTATTTTCTGTGGTGATGCAAGTCAAACAGACTTACAAAAAACCAACGAGAAGAATGGCATTCTTGACTTCATGAAGATAATCGAACAAATGCCTGAGGACTTTGCAATGATCGAATTTGGTATCAATGACATCGTACGTTCTGGTCTT